GTAGATTTGGTCGTACGCGTCTTCGACGTTCTCGCGCGCGTCGCTTTCGCCGTCGAGTGCGCCGCGTTATCCTCAAGTCTCACGAACCTCAGAAATTCGTTGCAGCAACTGTCGCTGGATACTCCATCCGAGAGGGAGATGGCACCTCTAGAGTGACTAATGTCATGTGTCCCTTGTTCGCTATGCGTCAAGGTAATGAGGAAGACCAGTTTGCTGGTAACAGCTTCTGGTGTAAGGGTATCTCTCTTCGTGGCCAAGTTGGCACGTCTGGAGAAAGTACCAGTAATCAAGGTGCCGTTATCACGTTGACTCTCGTTTGGTCTAAAGAACAAAATCCACAGGCCTTCACTGGTCAGTGGACTGAATTGACTTCTACGACTACTTCTACGACCAATCCCACTGCGACGGCTCCTAATCTTAACCCTCGTTTCTTTGCCGATGCCACTAACCCGTTACCGTTTGTCGGTCTTGGTAATGTCATTGAGTTTGACAGTACCCGTGTAAAGGTCGGTAAGCAATACAAGATACTCGTAAATCCCGGTGTCGAAAACCAAGCAGGAAGTGCTATTATTGCTACTCCAACTGAGTTCAAATGCTGGTTCCCTGTTAACAAGAAGTTTACACTCGAGGATCCTGAACAGTCAGACTTTAGCGCTACAGCTGTTCGTTACAAGCAATGGGTTCCATATATTGTTATGCAGGCTATCTCTGATACTGATCAGGTAGCTAATGAGGTTATTGCAGAAATGGACTACCGTACTGTGGTAGCTCATAGGGATATTTAATCGAATAAAGGTGATAAAATTGGGAGGAACACTACGTTAGCATCCAACCATCTTCGTTCACTATCTCTGGGAAAAGCTCTTCTAGGGTCCATGTCTTCGTTACAGATCCAGATACATGGCTTTCCGTTGGTAACTCTTCTTTTTCCGCGATACTTGTCAGTGAGTGTGATGTCCCGTTGGCACCCAAGAAAGGATTTCCAGTGAGGAAAGAACTTGATATCGATGTCGTCGAGGATGATGAGCTTGGCACTTTCGTCCCAATCTGAGAGAGAGAACAGATTGCAGAAGTACATGTGTGCTTCCGGGACAAGAGATCTCGCCCACTGAGTTTTCCCTGTTCTAGACTCTCCAACCAAGCAGAGTGCTCGTGGTCGCTCTACAGACTACACAGATCATAGCCAATGGCCTTGAGAGGATGAGGGGAGGGGACTGGGGCCCCCCCCGAGGGCCGTAGGCCCATAACGTACCTGTAGGAGATTAGCCTCTACCCAGTCGCTCATGGCAGAAAGCTCTCGAAATTCGTCTCTGGTTCTTCCACTATAGGGTTCTGGCTCTGGTCTGAAATGACGCTCGCAAAACGCCACCAGTCGTTCATTATACAGGACGTAGTCACGCGGAAAGCTTGATCGCACGCGTCCCAAAAATTCTGTCGGCGTCGTACAGCTTCCCAGTATCTCTCCCCAGATGGAATCTCGCCCGCCTCCGTCAAGCTCCCCCAGTTCAAAGTTAGCCAGTGGTTCGCTGTCTGACTTACTGCAGTAGGCAAGAACGTGCTTAGCGGATCTCGGTCTTTGTATGTTAGGATGATATCCGTCCACGTCAAAACACTGGGCTGTGGTGAATCGCCTTCTCTTCCCGAAGTTAACGTAAGCGTGTAGGTGATAAGCCCCATCGCTGTGCAGCTCGCGCGCAATGAAATATTTGGATGATCCCTCCAGAGACAGGAAGAAATCTCGTAGTTGTTCGCGCTCAAGAGGGCATTGCGGGTACGTGAGGAAAACGTGAACTCCATCGAACGAGAACTGGGCGGCAGGCATAATATTACCCTGCCGCCACCCGCCACCCGCCACCTTATATATAAGCGGGCTGCCATCCAGAAGTTTTTCGATGGCCGGGTATATTGCACAAGCAGCAGGCTTTGTTGCAGCTGGAACAGCTCTTAGTGGCTACGCTTTGTACGACGATATTTATAATTCCCGTAAAAGGAAAGAAAGAGGTTTCTCTGTAACTCGTCCTTCCATAAAGAGAATTCGGAAAGGTCCCAATCCGCTGCGCAATCATAAAATGGTTTTTTTTCGTCGTCGTCGCCCTCGTCGCTTTGTTCGTCGTCGTAGATTTGGTCGTACGCGTCTTCGACGTTCTCGCGCGCGTCGCTTTCGCCGTCGAGTGCGCCGCGTTATCCTCAAGTCTCACGAACCTCAGAAATTCGTTGCAGCAACTGTCGCTGGATA